ATGATGTTAGGTTTATTATGAATCATAAAAGAATTCAAGAATTGTTGTGGGCTACAGAAAGAGCATATAGAAATACAGAATCTACAGACTTTTTACCATCCCAAAAAGAGACAGACCCAAAAGATAAGCAATTAGAGGACATAGAAACATTCTTTGGGCAATTAGCATACATTGGTAAATATATAAATGACAATCTAAATCCTGACCCAAGAATAGAAGTACCTATGCGGTTGTTATCTCAATTTGGATTATCTTACGCAACATTAGATGATAAGTATGCAGAAACTATTTCAGATAGAGTAGAGACTATATTGGCTGACCCTTCCGCAGGAGATGAAGAGGAATGAGTTGGCAAGACGTTCTAAAGGATAAGGATGTCAATCCTCTATTGACAGGTGCTAATGTTGCAGGTCATGCGGCAGTAGGAATACATAATACATTGACAGATGATGAAGAGGAAGAAACAAATATTTTTGGATTCAAAAAATCTGTCCTTGAGAAGGTAGATGGCAAACAGAAGAAAAGAGTCAAGAAACTACTACAGGCATCCCAACCAACAAAATTCTTCGGCAAGGATATGACGATGCTTTCTGCCCTAATTGATGAGTTAAAAACACTCGACCTAATCAAGACAGATACTTCCTTCAAGAAGAAAATGGAAAAATTTGAAGAGAAGAACCTAGAAATACTTGCATCTGCCGCCGAAGTGCGTAAAGACTACGAAGTTCTATATGAGAGACTCCGAAAAACGGTTTATCCTAAACAGAAAAAGAAGTTGGTGAAAGAATGAGTGAACAAGAAAATGAAATGGTTATGCTCCTAAAGGAGTTAGTGAATAAGGTAAAAAGTCTAGAAGAAGCAGTATACAACAAGGACAACCTTCTGATGAAATCAGGGTTTGTTGTAGCAGATTCTCCTACTCCACACATAACTAATGATGCCCCAAATACATCTGGAGACACTATAGCAAAGATGGATTGGAATGACATACACCAAATGGCAAATAGGATGGGGTGATTAAATGGATTACGGAAAAAATATAAACAAGGAAAAACTAGTAGAAGACGCAATAGCAAAGGCAAAGGAATTGATTCAAGAGTTGGGAGAGAATAACGGTGTTGAATTGGACGAGCCTCTTCTAGGTGAAGAGGTAACAGTATCTAGACCACCTAAGAAAGGAAAAGAAGAGTCTACCACTATGCCAAAAGATGCCAATGAAGCCTTTGCTGGAGATATGAACGAAGGCTGATAGTATGCCTCGTTCAGGTTTGATGTTCGATAAGAAAAGCAAACCTCTAACGAAACGTATACTTAATTTCTTTGAGAAAGTAAGATATTCCTATCTTTCTGCTAAGGAAGACCCAAAAGAATACGAAGATAAGTGGCAAGAATCCGTAAAGAAGATTCGTAGTCAATTCGATGGGTTGGATGATTTCACTAGAGAAATGAAGAAATACATTGATGAAGAAACTCTATTTGATGCACAAGCATTGAATCCTGAATCTAATCAAGCGGAGAAATTGTATAGGTCCATTCGCCAAATGAGATTCAAGTCTCAGAAAGTAAGTGACCCATTTGCAAATGCTATTGGGGAGGATAAGGTAGTAGAGAAACTAATGGAAAACGATTCCTTGTTTGTGGCTTTCATCCATTACGCCATGCGTTCTCATGCCAATGTCCTACCTGACAAACTACTAGAAAGTCATGGGTTCAAACCAGATGATATCACACAGGATGTTATTGGTTTGGATTTGGAGCCGAAAGATATTCCTATATATCTAAGTGAACACTACGGTGATGATGTAGACACTAAGAGAGTGAAATCCAAATTTAAGAACATATTCTCTAAATTCAAAACCATGTTCAATGAACAATACGACAAAGACAACTGGGAGAATCTAGTTGAATTGGACATTAACAAGTCTGATGAGGAACGCTTGGGGTTTATTATTCCGAATAAGCCAATGTATCGAATCTTTGAGATTGGAGACATAAAGGAGTTGAGGGGATTCACTGGGGAATGGGTAGTCCAAGAGAAATATGATGGGATGAGAATACAGATACACAAGACTAACGGTGATATCAAAATATATTCTTACAATGAAAAGGATATCACTGATAAATGTCCTGACCAAGTTAAGGCTATGAAGAACAAGGCATTCAAGAACTGTATTTTTGATGCAGAATTAATGCTATTCAAGGATGATGAGGCACTACATAGAGCAGATACAGTCAAGCACGTTTTCAAAAAGGAAACAAGTGGAACCCTAAGAGCGCATGTGTTTGACATTATGCAACACGAAGATAAGGGCATCCTAGATGAGCCACTTAGAGAAAGAATAAACATACTATTCTACCAATATAGCGAACATTCTGATGAAGCATTGGCTTTCCCATCTAAGAAAGATACGAGGATTGCTGATTCAATAAAAGAAGTGGAGAGTTATGCTGAAGACATAATGAAACTACCTACTTCCGAAGGGGTAGTGATAAAGGATATAGAGTCCACTTATTACAAGGGAACCAAGAAGAACCCAAAGTGGATTAAGTGGAAGAAGTTTGTAGATTTAGACGTTATTGTACTGGATAAAAGTAAGACGAAAAGCAACCTGTATTCCTACACTATGGGTATTGGTCCAGTATCAATAGAATATGCTGAAGAAAACACCACTGTCGAAATAGAGGGTGAAAATTATATTCCAGTAGGTAAGGCACTGAATACAAAGAAGAGTGTTAAAGTTGGCTCTATTATCAGAGTAAAGGTAGACGAGGTAAAGAAGACCAAAGGCAAATACAGTCTTTACTCTGCTAAATTGATAGAGATACCCGAAGTTGATACACCTGATAAACTGGAAACATTAGAACAACTTTCGACTAAGACGAAGAAATCCCTTGCGGCTCTACCGGAAATCGCTAGAGATATAGGGCGGGCGTTTAGGGTATCAAGTGGTGTAACGGAGACTAAGAAATCATATCACATTACTGATAATATTCATGGTTCTGCTGAAATCATACTCAAGCACGATTTAGATGGATTTACTATTTATGGATTCAAGGGAGATAAACTCATGGAGAAGAATGCCCTTCATGATATTGACATATGGAAGGAACAATTAGATGAGGAAATCAGAAAGGTTCGTGAGGATTTTCGCAATGGGGTTAGAGAATTCCTATTAGAGAGAAGCGGTGCGGTTACTCAGATAGATAGAATCATAGCATGGGTTGAACAACAACCTGAATTACACGAACCATTTGAGCAGATATTTGAGAACGATGTCAAGGCGTTTGAAAAGTGGTTAGTTCAACAAAGTAAGCATGGTATATTGTATGACCCTAAGAAAAAGTCATTCAAGGCGGATAAGTCTATTATAATGAAAGAAGATACTGGTGAATTTAGGATTATCAGAAAAGAAGATGGTAATGTAGATTTGGTAATAGATGCAGATAAAATGAGAAATGTTTGGTCAATAAGATTAGAAGATACTGATGATATCTATGACCTATTTGGTAAATCTGGAAAATATCCTGCAATTGTAGGGGAGTATTCTGATGAAGGTACTGTTCTAGATGAAGGAGAATTAACGTTTGGGATGCAAAAACATGGATATCATGAATACAAGTTAAAGGGAGATAAGTTTGAGACAAGGATGCATTTCCGTGTTGTTCCTGTTAACGAAAAAAGAGCATGGTTAACTTGGACAGGAAAAAAGCAAGATATGCTAGATTACAAGGGTGATAGTGATTTACAGGACATTTCCAATGATAAATACAAGGATTTGCCCTTTCCTCCAGAAACAAATCCTTGATATAGTAAAAGATTAGGTTCTTGGGAAGTGTTAGCCTCTGAAGGAATGCTATTGAAGAGTGGAGAAGGCTTTTTTGACATACTAAAATCAGATGATTTAATTATAGGGGGATATGCATCAATAGAAGTTGTTGACAAGCAAAATGACTTAATTACATTAGAAGCACTAGATGATGCAGTCCACAAATTCATGGGAGAAACAAATTACAGAAACGTAATGTCAAACCATTCAAACGTTCAGGTCGGGGAGGTAGTAGAGTCATATAGAGACAATAACGGAATGCTACACAAAACAGGTGTGGATGACGTTGGGTTCTATGTTGTGATTAAACTACGAGAAGACATAGAAAAGGCAAAGGAGATTTCAAGGGGCATAAGGAAAGGAACACTTAGGTCATTTAGTATAGGAGGGCAAGCGATTTCTAAGAAGAGCAGAACAAATTCTGAACTTGGTAAGTATAACGAAATAGACAAGTTAGAATTACATGAAGTAACAATCTGCGAGAAAGGAATAAACCCCGAAGCAAAATTCGACATTTTGAAACAAGATGTTGGAGGTGAAAAAAATATGAGTGAAAAACTGGAAAAAGCACTGGAGGAATTGAACGGCTTGATGGCTCAAGTCAACGATATCCGAAAGGAAGGAATGATAGAAGAAAAAATGGGGGAAGATGATGAAGACATGTCTCCCCCGATGGACGCTTCGTCTGAGGTTCAGTCTTTGGAGTACAAAGCCGAAACCGATGAAGATGAAGATAAGACAAAGGAAGCAAAATCCCTAGACAAGGAAGCAGCGGCTGAAAACGAAGCAGGTGAACCTGTTGTCGAGGGTGGAAGCCCTAAAGCATCGTCAATTGCTCTAAAGGGTTTTGAGAATGAGGATTTCTCAACGCTAAATTTGTCTGTTGAAAACGTGGAGAAGGCATACGAGCAATTCAAGGCCGAACAACTTGAGAAGATTGCATACGATGACTTGCAGAAACAGTTCGCAGCACGATTTGATTCGGAGAAGGAAGTCCGAAAGGAATCTGCTGAGAGAGCCGAGTATGATGCAAAGTCTGAGGTAGCAATTCTAAAGTCTGAGTTTGCAGAACTTCGCAAGTCTCTAACTGAGAAGGACAATGAGATTCGCAAGACTGCTGAAATCGCTATGTCCCTACCTGAGAATATCCCAACATCCATAGAGGATGCGGCTTCAATGTCATGGGATGAGATTCACAACCTAGTGAGGGGTGATTAAAAATGAGTAATACTGGATATATTAAGACAATGAGAGACTTGGAGAACGCAACATACGGAATTAGGGGCGGAGCAGGAAATTCGCTTCTAAAGGCTGGTGGAATAGTAGGAGGATTCGGTGGAACAACTGCTGAAGGAATTCGCCACGATTCTACTACGCTAGACATGCAGGGTACTGCCGCCGCAGGACTAGACCTATACGGACTAGTTTATGGACAGAAGGTTTGGTCAATGCTAAACAGGGAAGTTAACGCTTTCGCTATGATTAGCAAGAGGCCATACACTTCTAGCGGATGGAGAATCCTGAAGTCAAGGCCACTTGGTGGTTCTGATGCTAAGTTTACGACTGGCACTCAGAATGTAACTGCAACAATTAGCAGTGCAAACTCTAAGAGTCCAAGAGCAGACCAGATTGGTGGTGTGGAAGAGAACGCTAAGTTGGGTGCAGAAAACGGGTTCTTCCCTCTTGCACCTGAATACACCAAACTCTTTGTGAGTCCGAAGATTATCGCTCACATGTTTGAGTTCTCTGAACTCGGAATGGAGTTGGCCGCAATTGATGACGGTGTAGGTGACATAAGGTCAATTGTCCGTGAGGATATGGCAAAGCATCACGCAGAGGTTCAGAACAAGATGCTACTAATGCCTCTTACCGCATACGATGACGGAACCGCTACAGATATGGACAGAAACTACACTTCTCTAATGAAGGTAGTTTCTTCATCTGCAGAATTGGGTGCTTTGGGAGCCGCAGACTTGTTTAATACAGGTGGAAACGACTCAGGCGCAACAAACCTAGTTGAGGGAACCTACAGACTATTCGGAAACATAGACAGAAAGCCTACCGCAGTTGATGGTGGGGTTCACTATACTGCAAATGCATCTTTCATGGATGCAGTTGTTCACTATGGTGCTGGATACGGAGACACGCAGTCAAGGCCATTGACTCTAACCCTGCTAAACAACCTAATCAGGGATTTGAGGCTAAATGGAGCAAACCCGAAGGTCATGCTAACTGGATATGACACAATCCAGCACATATCTGACCTACTGCAATCTCAGGAGAGGTTCATGGATGCAACGGAAATCGTTCCAACACACAACGGTGTAAAGGGCGTTAAGGGTTCGGAAGTCGGCTTTAGGGTTGCTTCTTACTACGGAATCCCTCTAATTCCATGCAAGGACATGCCGTCAACAACTCACGGTAACGTGACTAGTGGACTAAGTGACATACTTGTGCTAGATACTGACCACCTATGGCTATCAATGATGAAGCCTACTCAATACTTTGAGGATGGTATCACCAGTGGTAACCCATTCGGTGTCGGGACTCTAGGGAATCAGGGAATGTATCGAACAATGGGCGAAGTCTGCTGTTCCTTCTTCCGTGGACAAGGTAAACTAACTAACGTAACGAGTGCTTGAGGTGATTAAGTGGCAACAATAACTCTACTGGAAGACCATAAGGGGCAAACTGCTCCCAAAGTCGCAGGTGACGAGTATTACGTTGACGCTTTGGTAGACTTGGGAGGCGCAGGTAATGCTAACTATACCACAGGCGGTATAGACATAACTGCTGAATCTCTTGGTCTATCAAGAATTATCTCAGTCATGGTGACTGGACAAGATAGTGTGATTGCACACCCCTCTATACAGATTAACGCATCTGGGGCATATCTTCTACGGGACGGCAGTACCACATCTAAGACGAGTTTCTGTCTACAGATGGTTGTTGGTGCTTCTGGAGCAAACGCAGAAGGCAACAATGCTGACTACGGTTCAGTTAGACTACGAGTTTACGGGATACTTTGAGTAAAACATAAAGTAGTAGCCCTCTTCCTAAAACAACAGGAAGGGGGCTATTACCCTCATAATGAAGTGATACTATGGTAAAAGTGCAGTATATTGGAAATGAAGCAGTTTGGCGAATAAAGGTAGCCGGAATAAAGTATGAAATTAGAAATCGGGAAACAATTGACGTTCCAGCGCGTCATGTTGTGACAAGTATGATGGCTCCCGATTTCTTGAAGAGAACATTCGTAGAGGAAGATAGGGAATACATGGCAAACGAATGTCCTAAGAATCTAAGGATTAGCATTTGCAAGTTTCACGGATATTCAGATTGGCATCAGGCAATGGATGCTTTCTTCGGTGGCTCGGAAAGCAGAACGGCTTCTAAATTGATGAAAAGGATGAAACCAAAGAAACCAGTAAAGCAACAGAAACTGGTTATTGAGCCAACCAAGAAGGTAGAAGAGAAGGTAGAAGAGAAGGAAGAACCCAAACTAAAGCCTCTTCCACCTAAACTAGACAAACTAACCGTTCCTAAACTAAAGGTTCTTCTAGAAGAAAGAGGTCTTTCTACAGAAGGTAGAAAAGCAGACCTCATCAAGACCCTACTGGAGGCCGAGTGATGGCGGGAGTTTCTAGTGGGAAAATCGAAGCAAATACTGCGGTTTCAATTGAAAGGGCTAAGATTGTAAGCGTCCACGTGCATAGTAATGCTAATTGTAGCAGTAATAATTTTCAAGTGAAGATATGGGATTCTAGACCTGAAACTAATGGAGAATATGCCGCAGGTGGCACTCAAAGCAAGACAAAGGAAATTCTTAGAGTGACTTGCAATAAAAACAACACTGCTGATGCATTTCATCTAGAGCAGGATTTACATGGGGTTATGTGCAACAAGGGTATCTACGTTGAGGTAGTAGGTAACGGCTCAGGACAAGTCTATGTAACTTATGCGTGATTAATATGCCAAGTATAGATACAGATACAAGATTGATAATGACCATACTGTTCGTTGGAGCAGTAAGTGGAGTAAACATATACTTCTACACCCTCTACGGGATAACATTCCCTTACGGAGCATTGGAACATGCCGTATTGTTTGGCATAGTCACCGTTGGTGGAATAATGTGCATTAAGGCCGCATTTGACCTATTTATGAACGACTACATAGAAGAGTGGCTTCTTCAGCGTAGGATTGACGCATACTGGCAAAGAAAGGCTAGAGAAGAGGATAACCGTAAGAGAGTTAGGGATTCCATTAGGACATTCCAACAGGCTAATCCCATGTCCAACATCTATGGTGACCAGAATTTACCACAGTTGGAACCAGAACCACAGGGAGTCAACCCTACATTTTTGACAATAGAGCAGTAGTGAGGCATATGTATGGTCAGCGAAATTTTATTCGGAATGGATGAATCCACCCTCGCATACGATTTACAACGAGCGCATTCTGCTGATATCTGGTTCTTAAGAGCAAGATTTTGGTTTTGGGGATTAGTTGGAGGACTCTCTAGTTTCATCTTGGGTCAAGCATTAGCGATTTTTGGGGTCAATACCCTTTCCATGACATGGAACGCCTTAGTAGACTTTTGGAATCATCTGTGGTGATTGAATGTCAGTAATGGCAGGTTTTGCCATCCTGATTGTCGAAGGACTCAATAAGATATATCAAAGGGTTCATGCAATAAACTTTGGAATCTATGGTGCTACTAGAGCAGGTAAAACCACAATGAACCACCAATTGAGAACAAGGGGGGAAGTCCCTGATATTAGAAACAGAACAGTTGGTAAAGGAAGGGCTACGAGAAAATTCGTCAAACTAGACGGTGATGCTCATACTGTAAAAACCGCAGATATCGGAGGACAAACGGTTTATTGGAATGATTGGATTAATGATATGCGTAATCGTAAGGTAAAATACATTATTTTTATGATTGATGATAGACATTTGGATAAGCACTTTGATATCGAACAGCAACTATGTTGGACATTCCTAGTTGATACCATCTGTGCATCAGAATGGAATATCAACGGTAAGAGAAAAAAGAAAAGAGAAGCAGACTATCCATTGGCAGTGGGTATTTGGGCAAACAAGTATGATTTGTGGAAAGACAAATATGACCATGATGGGCCAATAGAGAGCCATCCTATATTTCAAGCATTTAGAGATGGTGTGCAAAGATTGAATGAGAAGGGAGTTCCTTGTTTCAAATACATTGTAAGTGCCAAATCTGACTCGGAGATGGTTTACAGGGGTGTCCTAACAATGATAAAGGACTACTGATACGGAAACGCTATGAGTATGCAATATCAGTTACCTTCGTTAATCGGAGCAGAAACTCCTGCAGCACCTAATGCATTCATGAATAGGTTTGAGTCTGCTCGGTCAGCAGGTTCAGTGATTAACTATGAATATAAGAGCGTAAAGCCCAAGAAACAACTAAAGGAGATAATCAAGGTATTAATGCCTGAAAAGAAAACCTTTCTGAAACTCCCTTTCAAATTTAAGTATAACATCAAGGATAGATGTGTAGTTTGTGGGACACATAAGGTATGGGACGTTAGTGATAATCTACGTCCACCATTACCACTTCACAGAGTTCGGAAAGGATATCCAATGAGGGGAACGTATTGTGAGAAACACGCCGCAATCCATAGACAATATGAATATCTAGAGCAACAGATTCTAGCAGAAGAACATGGTCTTTCCTTCAGTGCATACATACCAAAGGCTCCTTCTATGCAAGCACTAAATCCACTGTCAACAGGGCCATTAAAGAGCCTTAAGGAATCAGATATACAATCGTTATCTGCATTGGGTTGGACGGTAAAACCACCATCATCTACAGAAGAGTCTAAAGAGTCGGAGTTATTCAGACTAATCATAGAACAGAATGCGATAGGCGATAGAGTGAAAGTTTTATTGACTGAAGGCGCAAAGATTGAGACAGAGGTAGGTGAATAAAATGGGATTATTTGGGACAAGCAATTCGACACTATACAGTCAGATGAATTCTAACCAACAGGCCCAGTTCAAGACAATGAACAACCTGTTGACACTACAGGAGAATCACGTTGAGGATTTCTTTCAATATCATGGTGAGGCATTCCTACAAGCATTGGCTCAATTGATGGAAGATACAATTCAGAAGGTACTAGGTCAAATGCTACCACAACTGGCTTTTAATTCAGACAATACTGGGAATCTAACACTCACAAATGATGCCGCAATAGCCTTTGGTAATATTACTGAGGCTAACATTAACTTAGACTTACAAGCACTTCTTGCTTCAGCAATCAACTCAGAAGTAATAATGCAAAGAAGGATGGCTAAAAGCCAATATCTAGAATCTCAGGGTTTTGCTTCACCTGCTCAAGAAATGCCAATGCAACAACAATATGCAAACCCGAGTGGAGTTGACCCATCAATGATACAGGGAGGTAATGCTTCTGTTCAAGCAAATGCAATGATGCAACAACAACAGATGGCCTTCAATAATCAATCTGGATATCCTATACCACCTGCGGGTTATGACAATATGAATAATCCATACTGGATAGACCCAAATACAGGTCAAATGTCCTATACACCACCGACTAGCGGTCTTGGTCTAGCATCTGCAATGAGCAAGGGTATCGCATGGGCGAAGTGGTTGGCATAGTATGGCAATTAAAATTCCTGCATCTGATGTTGTTGATGAGGATAAGAAAACACTTAGTGTAAACAAGTTAAAGGAAACCATTAGCCTACCCGATGGGATAGAGGACAGAAGTACCGAAGAATTGATGTTGGGTAATACCTATAACAAATTCTTCGTGTATCTAGTAAATTACATTGTGAAGGATTTGTTCTCTCGTAGGA